TTCAAATATTCCTGACTGCAATTCCGTTTTGGTTTTTTATCACCCATCATTAATACCCAATCAAGTTCTTGGATAAGTCGAGTGTACCATTGTTTGTCATGTTCATCGTGTGCTTTTTCTCTGTCATCACTAAGTTGTTCTATTCTGGTTCTAATATATTTTTCCATTATAGTTTCTCCATAAGTGGGAAGATTTTAGCAATTTCTACTGCACACTTCTGTGCAACTTCCATATGCTCTTTTTGAGTTCCATTCGCACCCCTTAGTTCTATATAGTGAACCCAAGAACGCAACGTACCATTCATCATCACACGAGTTTTAGTCAATCCTTCTGGTAAGACTGCACGAGCCTGTTCCTTTGCAATACCATTTTCGATTGCCCAGTTATATAATTCTCTTGCTTGATTTATGATTCCATGTTGTCTACGGCCCCACTCTCTAATCAACTCTTGTCTATGCAAGTCCAATTGTAAAGATGGGTCGTTCTCTATCTCAATAGAGTTTTGTCTGTTCTTAGGGTCTTGGAGTCTGCACTCACGCAAAGTAAATGCATCACCCATTGATTGTGGGTCAGCATATCTCTGACTAAATTCTTGAAAACTGAAACTTCTGTGACGCACTATTTGATGTGCAATATCACGAGTTGTTTCAATCTCCAAACAAGCACTCGCCATCTCAAGCGGTGACCAATGTTTATGTTTAATCAAGTATTCTATAAGTTTTGTCGAGGTTTTATTATTAAATTGGTTTGCCGGATTTGATACACGAGCACAGTAAGAGATTAAATCTTGTACGTTCTTTAATCCTTCCTGTTCAAAGGCTTCAGTTGGCATCGAATATGATACCAGTTTAGCAGTTGTAAGCATATAGTTTTCCTTATTCTTCATACCAATCTTCACCTTCCTGTTAAATGTCAAGAGCAGTTTTGATTCATGCTCAGGAAATGTTATTTAGTGTGGTCGCTTGTTACGAGGGCGTACCACTGGACGATTTGCCATTTCTGACATTCGTTTGGTAAGGTCTGCATCACGCTTTTGCAGTTCTGCACACTCAAACCTTAGTGTTTTTACTAGGGTTTTTTCTTCTTCAAGTTTCGCCCTGTAAAAATCTCTTTCCCTTACTAGTTCTTCCTGTGTCATCAGAAAGTCTCCTTAGTCAGTTTAAGAAGTTTCGTTTTACACTTCTCTTTATCGTAATCAAGAAATGCGCTATATTTGACGATTAAACGTCTACTATCAGGCCAAATTAAATCATCTTGTAATTCCTTATCCCATTTTCTGACATAGTTCAGTAACCCCTGTAGGATTACCATCGTTTCAACCGAAATCCTCTTGGCGAGGAAGTTCTTTAATAATACTGGATGTTGGCCGTTTTGGCAAGAGAAAATTGAATCAAATTCATCAACAATTGAAAATAAAAATGACATATCTGTAAGAAAGTTGTATGTCAGAGATTGTTTGTTTTTAGACCATTCCAGATAATTTTCTTCTTTGAAATCACCTAACCATCCTTTCGGTGACTTCACAAAATTTGAAACATAGTATTCTAAAGCCTTGTCATCATACTTCTTTGCAACTCTGGCGAAAAAATATCTATCCTTTCTTTTAAGGAAAGATGCTTTCGTAGCAGAAGTTTTACCCCCATACCTAGTGTAATCGTAATCTGTTGTGAAGTGAAGTTTGAGTCCAAGATACATCTGATAGGATTCCCATGCTTCCATAACAACTCCTATATTGGTAATGTTGCTACTCTGGGAAGAAAGTTTAGTTCTCTTGCATCTGCCTCTAGTTTTTCTTTGAGAGGTTTTGATATTAGTGGAGCGATTGCATCAGGCTCCATCGAATGTCTTTCACAATAATCCAAAATAGCATCCATGTATGTAGTTTGTCCAAGTCCTTCTTTTACAATCTCTTCAATCTTGACTGCAAACTTCTTTGGTGTCATCACTGCAATTTCTTCTAGATTCATAATCTACTCCTGTAAACGATGGGGGGAAGCGAAAGGAATATTCTTCCCCCCATCTAATAAAGCAGAGCCAGTGTATAAGTTCTGGGTGCAAGTAGTCTTACCGTTGGACTACACGAGCGTATTAAGGCGCTACCCTATCTATTAGAGCAATGATTACATGATAAACACCGTAACCAAAAATACTCCATAAAACTATAAACCCAACTGTTGATGGGTCATCCCAACCTGTATCATCTTTCAATCCAAGTTTTCTACCAATTTTATCAATCATTGTTTCTCTATTCCAAAGCAAGGTAGTAGTGGTGTCATTTTACAATATCTTGCATAATCATTGTGTCCAACTGATGCATATGTTACCCCCCAAGGCAACACTACAATAAAAAAGGTAATGATTAGGAAAGCCCAACCCAACCCTTTTGTTGTACAATAATTATTCATGTTCACCACCTTTATCATTTGGGTCTAATTGAATCTTCTGCCCATTCCAGTACATATTTCTACTACGACTTGGTGTAGATGTAGGGAAGTTTTGAAAGAATGTAGGTTTTCTTTTTGCAGTCTCAAATGTTACAACCGTAATCACAATAGCCGCAAGTATCAAGGCATGGGCAATCATACTTACACCCATAATCCAGAAACTACCAACCCACATTGAAAATACAATACACCACATCCATGCAAGAACCTGTAGAACCATGTGTCTTGTATTAGTATCTGGGATATGTCTTAGTGGATTCCTATCGGCATTCATAACACCGTTCCAACTGTCGTATACAAATTCTCTCATATCTATTACCTTTTCCATCGTTGTCTTTATTGGATAGTGTGCATCCACATTATCCTTAAAATCTATGGCATCATATAAATCAGTAAAGTATCTTACTACCTTCTGATTCTTAAAATACCCTGTTACTCTGAACACTGTTCTTTACCGGCACATTCTGCTGGGAAGCAATGTCCTCTCATAAAATAGTATTCATTTTCGTATGATGGATTCCACATATTTTCATCCATCAATTTTTCGCATTGTGCTTCAGTGAATGGTTGTTGCAATGCAACCTGTCCTATGTAATTCTCTGTACCAGCACCATCAATGCCCCACATTGACATCACAAAAATAAATTCTTTCATAGTCTATTCCTCATAATAATTTAGTGTAACTTTTCTGTTCCTAGGCAAGTTACCAGCCCGACAGCATTATGCCGCTAGGGCGTAATCTGAAGGTGCGAAATTATCGTTTGCACTTACGAGTTTTGACCTATTACGCAGTCAACCGACAATTCTACTCGCCTCTATCTCCGTCAGTCGATCCTAGTTCGCCCCCATCATAAACACACCAATTATATTTAACCCAATATTCTTTCCATCTATCACCCCAAACTTTTTTGTAGGCCTCGATGATGTGTTTATGGTGGAGGCGAGGGGTACTGCCCCCCTGTCCTGTCCGATCTTCGATTTGTATCATCAAATTGTACTTTATTTATACCACACCAACCCTTTGTTGTCAAGTAGCAATCTCATTTTTTGGTACACCCAATGCAATACTACCCTGTCCAGAACCTAATACGCAGGCCTGATCTTTACTAACAAACTCAATCAGTGTCCATGTTTCTGTTTCTGGATTCAAAGAAATAACAAATCTAGATGGTGTTCTCATACCATTAGGGAAAGCAGTTTCGCCATCCATAACAATAGTTGGTACTTCACCATACCTTTTAGTCATTGCAACCAAATCATCCATAGAACTACACTGAATAGGTTTAGATGCCCAGTATGTGTAAGGCATCTGTGGTTCTTGTGGTTCTTCTTTATTTTCCTGTGCTAATGCAACTCCACTAAACAGGAGCGCCGATAACGTCAGGGCCTTCGTCAAGTTTTTCATTTTCCTCTTCCCATTCTGAGACAAACTGCTCGATGGTTTCTACGAGAAGTGGCAGATATTCGTGCTTCTTCTTTACAAACTCTTGAACTGTTCCATCTTCGGTTACTACAAGAATCACTATCTGTTCGATTGGATTACCTGTACGTTCCTCAAACATTTCTGCATACGCAGAGGCTTGAATGTAGTAGTCCAAATTCCAATCGTCATTACGTTCAGATTTTGATGTCTTGAAGTCGATAATAGAGGGTACTCCATTGTACTCTGCAATGCAGTCTACTCTACCAGCGACCTTGTATTTATCACTCCAAAGTCCACATTCTTGAGCAAATATATTATTTATTTTTGCTTCGAGAACAGGTCGGAGTTGTTGGAACAAACACCAAGGAAGAAACTCACGATTATCTTTCACGACTTCTTGGTTATTAAGAAAGTCCTCACACATATGGTGAACCTTAGTTCCTCTATGTGCAGCTGTCCTTGAAATATAGTTCGCAACATCGTTACCTACTTTTTTACGCCATTCAGACAATCCCTCTCTCTTACGAACCTGTAGTACAGTTGTGATTGAAGGAAAAATACCCCCATCAGGGGTTAGGTAAAATCGTTTTCGATTTACGTTTTTGGTTGATACTTCTGGAATATCAACAGGGTTGTGTGTAAACATAATATAATCACCTCATAGTTTTATAACATTATATACGAATAAGAAAGAATGTCAATAGATTTATCTAGATACTTGTCTAAAGTAATCTCTACCATTTACTTTGATAAAAGGTTTATTTGTTTCTTTCTTGTTTGGATTTGGAATTGTCACTACAACATTCTTGTTTGCTTTATACGCAGTTAATTGGTTAATGAGTCTTTCCATACCATCACTTGCAATATAATCTCTACGGGCCGCATTTGTTATCTTCTTTGAAACACTTCTGCGTTCACCCTTTGATACCTGTTTGGTTCTTTGTCTTTTCTTACCCATTACATAATCCCATCATCATCGCCTTGTTCTTGTTTAATCTTACTAATAAGATATTCTTTCACCATACCAGAACGAACAATATCACCTAATGTAAATTCAATATTTGCAAAAGATTTCATTCCCCTGATTATTTTCATAAAATGATGCAACCCTTCTCTGTCAACATTTTTTAGTAAGTCTGACTGAAAAACATCACCACAGAACATAATCTTTGAATCCATACCTACACGAGTAATGATTGTATCTAGTTCATGGAAGTTCAAGTTCTGAGCCTCATCGACTATAATGATTGCATTGTCAAGTGTAATACCTCTCAAGAATGAAGTTGTAAGGAACATCAACGAACCTTGATTCTTCAGTCTATCATATAGAATATTAAATGACTGTTCGTTAGGTTGTTCAAACATAAACTTTACCATGTTCTGATAAGGAACTTGGAACAGGGCTGTCTTATCTTCCTCATCGCCTGGCAAGAAACCAATCTCACGAGTTGGAACTGCACTACGAACCAAATACACACAATCGTATTTTGTTTCATTTTTCAGTACTTCTTGCAGTGCGAGATATAAAGTAATAAAGGTTTTACCTGTACCAGCCGCACCATACAAGAATAGATTTTTACCATTCTGATATTCTTGAAATGCACGTTTTTGATTGTCGGTAGCCGCCTTTATGGATACCATCTGGTCAATACGAATATCTTTTGCCTTTGCCATTAATTATTTCTCCATCTTTTTCGATGCTTTTCTACTACTTGTTTAGTTTTTACATCCTTAATAGATTTCCTTGCATACCTATCTGCAAGTGGACTATCTGGATGTGCATCTGTAACTCTACTTAAAACTTCTTTCCAACCAGAATCAGTTTTACCGTCAATTGTACCTGTTGTTGAAACAATACCAAATGGTACTGGCACTTGTGAAATGTGAGGATTTTTTTCTAAGAGTTCTTCTCTACGAGAGTTGCTGATAAAATCATCAAACTCCTCACCTGTCTCATTATTTCTGAATCTGTACGTTGGCATTATTTAATTTCTCTTCACTTAGTTCTTTGATCCTATTTAGTAGTCCATAATATGCCTCTGTCATATTCTTGAGGTCGCCCCTTAACATTTCATTTTCTGATTGTAATGCACCAATCTTTGCCCTTAAATTAGGCAACTCGTAATTCAGATTGTCCACCGTCATACCAATATGGCCTTTCTCTTTCTTTCCATGTTGCGAACCTACTCTTTGCAACATTGTAAAAATTACGATACGCTTGAACCGTATCACCCTCTACCATGCACTGTGGGAATGCAAGCATCGCCTGTGGAACTGGTGTATGCCCCATAAGACTAGATGGCATATTCTTAGGTGGGTTTTGTAACAACCACCAATAATCTTTTGAACCATGTTCCTTACCATACCTGTAAGTATATTCATCGCACAGTAGTCTATAATATGTATACATCATCATGTAGTTTTCTCTACACATACGAACCCATTTGTTTGTAGGATGATTAACATGGCCTGCAAGGAAAAGATGTTTGTTCATCTTTCTATCTGGATGTTTCCATCTTTTAATCCTACGTCCATTTGCAGTCTTGTCATAGTATTCAGTACCGTCTAAAACACGATGTGCCGTACAGAGCATTTGTTTGTACTCTGTCGGCATCTTCACAACGTGTTTATCACAGTGGTATTGAACTGACTTGAAAGGGTCTTCATCTAACCAAAATAAGTTCATTATCTACTCCCATCTGTAAAATATGTGATCTTCAATCTCAATAGTCTTTTTCTTAGTCTTTGCCCATGCTGGTAATACATAGTCTGCATGATAGTGTGTTGCACCTTCTGTAATATCCAGTATTTCAAATGTACCAGAAACTATACCATCTGTCAATAGATATATCTGGTCATATGTTTCTTCATCATAAATCTTATCAGACTTGCCATCACAATACCAACTAAACTGGCACTTATGTCGAATAGGTATCATTTCACCTGTACCCTTCCAACTAGGACGATGTGGGCCTTGTTTGACAACTTCACAAATAGAGTTTGGAAACCTGTCATCGTTCACACGATTTATAGTTACTGAAATGACTGCCATTTGTCCAGCCAGTGGTTGATTTCTTGCCTCGTGATAAACATTCTCTGCGAGACAAGTTGCCTCTATCCTATTAAACTCATCCCATTTTCCTTGTGCCATACTGACATCATTGCCCCACGCTGGGGTTGAGATAGTTAGGAAAGAGGCAATCATTGCTTCTATCATTGAGTTAGTATCTCCATATTAGTTAGTGATTCTTCTGAATCCATTTCATGTTGATTGTTCACAGACTCATCAAGTTCTTTCCAAGCCTTGGTTGAACGTATCTTCGATAAGAGCATTCTGTCTTTCCTAAGTCGGTTCATAATAATCTTATTCGCCTCCTTATCTGAATACTCCAATAGAACATATGCACGATACTGTGTACCGTTAGCAACCACAGAACTTTCAGAAACTTTGTAACCAGCAACATCTACATCTGCAATAATGTTTTTAGTTGCCTTCTCTACTTCTGATAGAATAGAAGTATCTGTTTCTTCTGAACCAATCTTTGCAATAAAGGATTTGGTTTGAGAACGAACCTTACCATTAATCCTATCTGCAAGAGTTGTCTTTGCATTCAACACTGCAATATCTACAGTTAGTTGCAAGTCTGGTGTGACAGCAGTTCCTACAGAGTATATTGCATTATCATTAGTTGGTGGTTTCAAGAACCACTCAGGCATTACATCAATCTGGTCTACTACTGCCTGAGCCTTGTATTCGTATACCTCTTTGGCAACGATACTTTCTGGTGGTACGTTTGTCAATGTCTCCACCGTTTTGTTGGAACTGCAAGCACTAACAAGTACAACAGAACCAAGAAGTATGATCTTCTTCATGTTATATCCCTTCTAAAAGTTTCACTAGATCATCACGCATTCCAGATTCGGTGAACAAGTCACTTAATACTGAACCGATTTGTGGGTAGTATGTTATTAGAACAATACCCAATATAATACCAATTAAAATCTTAAACATTAGTAACAGTCCGTTCCGCCGGTTTGCCAATTTGCATAACACTTCCCAGCCTTCCTATGTGGATTGCCAAAGGATATTGTTATACCCCCAATAGTAAAGCCTTGACTCCTATTTGGTATATACTGTACCACAGGAGCAGGCGTTACGTCAATAATTTTTCTAGAAATAATTCGTTCAGTTACAACAGGAACACCTTCTTGAATTACAGGTGTCTCTTCTGGTTGTGCCTCTGTAATCTGTACAGGGTCTTTAGTAGAACAATTCATTTCTGTTTTTGCTGTCAGAACTTCTGGTGAAACCTCACCGATTACCTTTTTCTTTGCCTTGACAGTTGCTTGTTCACAAGCGTCATTTTCTGTCATGTCAGGCCCAAAAACATATGCACCCTCTGTAGGATATGTAGTACCGTCAATTGTTACATCCATAGACATAATACATTTTCTGGTATCTTCAACATATGGAAAAACCTTCTTATCAATATTAGAAGTCTTTTCGATTTGTTGTGTCCAATTTGTTTCTACAGTTTTATCGTATTCACATGGTACATCTGCAAACACTGGGTGGCAACCAGAGATAGATGCAATGAGAACACATGAGGTCAATCTACCCAACATTTAACATTTCTCCTATTCTATCACCAATACAATCGTTCCTATATTTACACTTCTGGTAAAGTTCAATAACCAACTCGGGCGTAGATACACAACCAGATAGTGCAAATATAATCAACAATGGACTAAATTTCTTCAAAACCACACATGGCCACCTTGTACTTGGTAGTTCCAAGTAACATCTGATCACCCATAGAAGTAGAACGTAAACCGTAAGTCTCACCGTCAACAACAGGTAGTTCACCCATAACAGTTACGTCATCGTTACCATCTTGTGGCATCTTTAATGACCAACTATCCATGATGTTCTGTGTCCACCGATACGCATACTCAAGTTTCTCAGTAGTTGTCATACCTTCTTTGGTATGCACCAGAGCAACTGTGCGTGGTGAATCTTCAAACGCAGTATGAATAACTGCAACGGGCTGATTTTCATTATTCGGCATCATTACACTGCCTCCAACATTGAAAAGGGAACATTATAACCAGACGTAGCACCACTGATAGGGTTAGTCACCATATCAAC